CCAAGTGTGCGACCTTACCCTGACAGCTAATACCACGTTTGATGCGCCAACGAACATGAAGGATGGTGGATTCTATTCCATAACGATTATTCAGGATGGCACAGGAAGCAGGACTGCTTCTTGGAACCCCGTATTTAAGTGGGCTGGGGGCACCGCTCCGACCCTGACGACTACTGAAACCACTGGTAAGGACATCTTCGTATTTCGGAGCGATGGAACCAATATGTATGAGGTGGGTCGCCAATTAGACCTAAGATAGGATGGGAGCTAATTTAATACTACCAGCGGGGGGAGCAGCAGCCGCCGCAGCGGACTACACGGTGGAGAACTCGCTGAAGTTTAACGACGGGGATTCTCCAGAATTAAGCCGCACCTATACATCCAGTGCTACTTGGACTTTCTCATGCTGGGTCAAGAGAGGTGAACTGGGTGCAACCAATAATATATTTGGGACAGTAATAGGATTCAACTCCTCCGACCAATTGTTTGCCCCCGGCATTACCAATACAACCGCAGTCTACCGCGACCCCAGTGCGTGGTATCATATTTGTGTTTCGGATACTGGCTTGTTTGTGAATGGGGTGGCGGATAGTGGGACAGTTTCAACATCAGCTGCCTCCAGCCTGAAGATTGGTGATGATTTTGACGGCTACCTAGCCGATGTCCATTTCATCGACGGCACAGCCAAGCAAGCCACCGACTTTGCCGAGCCAGACGACAACGGCCAATGGGTGCCGAAGGCATACAGCGGCAGCTACGGCACCAACGGGTTCCACCTAGATTTCTCCGACAGTGCTGACTTGGGTGCAGACGCAGCAGGTTCCAACGACTTCTCGGCAACCAATCTGGGCAGCGAAGACCAGATGGGGGACACGCCCAGCAGCGGGAAGAATTACGCCACGCTCAACCCTCTGGACGAATGGGCTGACAACGGTGTTTTTGCAGAAGGCAATTTATCATTCTCCACAACCGGGGCATTTGGCCGAGGCGTGGCAACAATTCGCCCCAGCAGCGGCAAGTGGTACGGTGAGGTTTATATTACGCAAGCCGCCTACTTCAGCATCGGCGTGATGAACGAAACCGGAGCCGACTCAATGCAGGGGGGAGGCACTACTAATTCGGCTATTATGTTTAAAAACGGGGCAACCTACTACGGCACCACTTACAATGCGGGCTACTCCGATACCTTAGTAACCGATAATATAGTTTCGTTTGCGTTGGATTTGGATAATGACATTTTATGGTTCGCAATAAACGGCACATGGCAGAATGGTGCGACCACAGGTGAGATAGAAGCGGGAACCAGCACTTATGCGTTTACTGGATATGGTAACTCCGAAGGAATCAATAGCACTGTCCCAGTTGCTGGCGACCACATTGCGATGTTCGTCGAGAGCAATTCAGAATCTGGGGACATGGGGTGCGTGGTTAACTTCGGCCAAGACGCCACATTCAACGGCAACCACTCTGGCACTCCAGTAACCGGAGGAAACGGCGAGTGGGCTTATGCGCCCCCATCAGGCTTCCTCGCCCTCTGCACCGAGAACCTAGACGCCGATGACTATGCAAGCGTGAACAATGCGGTGGATGATGAGAAGGCGTTTGCGGCGACTCTCTATGAAGGTGATGGAGAAACACAGACAGTTGAAGAAGTTGGCTTTCAGCCCGATTTAGTCTGGGTTAAAAACCGAGATGAATCCTCATACCACAATCTAGTGGATACTGTTCGTGGCTTCGGAGGCAGCGGGTTGTTCTCTAATTCAGACGACGCTGAAGGTTCGGCTTCTAATAAAATCTCCAGCGTTAATTCAGATGGATTCGTTATTACGGGTAACTCAAATGACTTAAACCACGATGACGAGGATTACATCTCTTGGTGCTGGAAAGCTGGTACATCAATGACGGGAGGCTCAAAGAATGTTGCCGCTGGCTTCAGTATAGTGGGATGGGAAGGTGATGACTCAGGGATGGGAGACGGAGAGAGGTCAGTTGCCCACGGATTAACGGTAGTGCCTGACATGATTATTGCCAAAGACAGGGATAATACAGGAGATTGGCAGGTTCTACATACAGGGCTAGATAGCGGAAAGCAATTGTTCCTGAACAGTGATTCCGGACAAGTTGATAATTATGGAGGATTTGGCAGCTCCTCTGCCACCACATCTAATTTTTATATAAACGATGACGGGTCGATGGGCGGTTACGCGCTTAACACAGGCAGCACGAACTACATCGCCTACTGCTTCGCAAGCATTGAGGGGTACTCGAAGGCGGGGAGCTACACAGCTAACGACTTAGATAATGGCCCATTCATCTACTGTGGGTTTCGCCCAGCATTTATAATCGTCAAGCGGTACGACGGTAGTACCCAGAACTGGGTTATGTTCGATACAGCCCGTGGAACCTACAACATCAGCAGTCCGCATCTCTACCCCAATCTCACCTCCATAGAATATGCCAACGAAACCATAGATATATTATCGAACGGCTTCAAGTACCGTGAGGATGCTGACGGAGGAAATGATACAGATGGGGATAAATTCATCTTCTATGCCGTAGCCGAAATTCCATTTAAATACGCAAACGCGAGGTAACAATTATGCCATACTACTGGACAGCAACAGACATCGAACAGCCTCTCAATAAAGGCTTCACCAAGAACGGCACCCAGTATCCACGCAACTGGCTCAATCTTGCCAGCGATGAGGAGAAAGCCGCCATCGGCATCGAGTGGATTGCTGACGACCGCCCAAAGAACAACGAGCGGTACTACCGCATCCGTGGCAAGCGCGGTGATTGGACTGTGGAGCCAAGGGACTTGGATGAACTGAAGGCAAGAGCCGTGGCAGCTTGCAAGAAAACTGCCAGCAACAAGTTAAGCGGCAGCGACTGGATGGTTGTCAGGGCTACGGAGGGCGGGACAGTTGTTCCAGAGGACTGGGCTGCTTATCGTACTGCGGTGCGTGAGTACAGCAACAGCTACGAGGTGGCTATCGGTGAGGCCACGTTTGAGTCTATTCAGAATATGTCAGCGGAGTGGCCTGAGTCTCCTGATGAGAAGGAGATGCGTGAGGAGAGGGAGGCTGCGGAGGAGGAGATGAGGGCTAGAGAGAAGGCTAGAAATGAATGATACGAGCATGGAATTAGCCAAGACTCTAGGGGTTAATGGTACTGTATTAGGAGTAACGACACTCTCTGACATAGAGATTGTCTTGAAAATTGTCCTTTTAGTGGTAACTATTATCTGGACGGGAATGAAGATTCTCGATGCCCTAGATAGGGATGCAGACAGAGAGGAAACCCCAAGGAAAAGAGGTAAAAATGCCAAGAAAAAAGCCATACCCCGGAGAGGGAAAGAAGGAAGCCAAGAGAAGAATAGCTAAAAACAAGAAAGAAGACCAGAAGAAGAGAGGTAAAAATGCCAGATAAGAAACTAACGAAGACACAGGACACGGTGCTTAACGGCATCGTGAGACATTTACTAACTGCTGGCGGTGGCGCACTTGTGACTAAGGGCGTCATTGGTCAGGGAGATTTGGAAATGGCTGTCGGTGCCATCATTGCCATCGCTGGCATAATATGGTCTGCCTTAGCCAAGAAAAAGGAGTAGAAAATGCCAGACATTACAAAGGGCCACACGTTTACTGATGGTGAGTCAGTGACTCATGTCAAGCTGAACAACATCGTTGACAGTGCCAGCATTAACGCTGGGGTTGTGGGCGCAACAGAGCTTGCCTCAGGCGCGGTTGAGACGGCCAAGGTGGCTGACGATGCGATAACCGCCGACAAGCTGGCAGATACGGCTGTCTCCGCTGGAGATTACACTACGGCAGACATAACCGTGGATGCTCAGGGGCGCGTAACTGCTGCTGCAAATGGGACTATCGCCATAGCAGAAATAGAGGACAACTCTGTAACCTTAGCCAAGCTAGAAGATGGCACGGAGGGGGACATTCTTTATTATGCTGGTTCCGGTGCGCCAGCCAGACTCGCCAAGGGGACAGCAGGTCAGCAACTTGCTGTAAACTCCGGGGCTACGGCCCCAGAATGGGTAGCCGCACCAACGCATATCGTTGACACAGACGACCCGGATGACTCGGCGGACGGTTCGGATGGTGATTTCTTCTACAAGTATTACGCATAGATGGCTAACTCAGAACATTGGGACACTGGCACAGGGGCAACCACTGAGGATAAGGGTTTGTCGCGCCTGCACACTAAGGTGTCTGGCTCTTGGGAGAGGCAGTCTGAGGTATTCACAAAGGTGTCTGGCTCTTGGGAGCGAGTTAATAAGATTTGGACTAAAGTGTCAGGTGCATGGGAGCCAGTTTACTGGGCGCCAAAAGTGGGTGAGGAGCTTGTTTATGCTGTTACCAACGTGATTGGGTCTTCCTCGCATTGGTCTAGATTTGAACCAAAGGTTAAGTATCTAGGGGGAAACCCGCTCGACCTGTCAAGCTGGTCTTTTTACGCATCATTCAACCACCAAGGAGGCAGCAGCGGCTCAGGCACATTCGGATGGACAACAGGTGGCGCAGGGGAGACTACTATCCCGGCAACCCCCTCAAGCTCTCAGACCGAGCTTATAATTGGCGGCTCTTACGGATGGTTTCGGGTAGGGGGAACATCTCCCTACGACACCGGAACACACTCAGCAGCATTCGGCTCCCTATGCCCAGTCTTTCATTGTCGGGGTGACGTAAGTGGCTTTGGGAGAGCTGGGTTCGATAACTACGAGGAGCTAAAGTTGTATAATAACGCAACAGAATGGGGATACGGGACGACTTAATATGAAAAAAGCAGCATTGGCACAATTCGTAGCAGATAAAGTCCAGAAGACAGACACGGCGAGCATTGCCATGCTGAAGAACTTTATCGACAGGAGGTATGAGATGATATGGGACTCTGCCCTGTGGCGTGAAAGCCTTGCGGTTACAACTTATACCGTTGCCGTGGACACCGAGGAAGTAACCCTGAATGCCACTGTTGACCTGCCAGTATCCGCACGATGGAATGACTTGGAGATTGTTCCAATGGACTACCAAGCTGTGTTCCAGATTGACCCTACCCTGTTCAATGATTCCGGTAGCGTGACAAACTTTATCGTGCCGCCAAGGGATGCAAGTGGGAACGCAAAGATAAAGCTGGTGAGAAAGCCCGACAAGGAGAAGTCTCTGCTTGTTCTAGGCAAGCAGAAGATAACGTCCGATGGTAACACATGGACAACATCATCCTCCACAGATACGGATATTCTTCCAACCCTAGCGGACGACGGGGAACCGAAGATTAACGGCATCGAGAATGCCCTTCTGTCGTTTGTGGAGGGTGACATTTTGGAGCATATGCGTCAGTACGGCAAGGCGCAGGTGAAGTATACTGAGGCCGGGAACCATCTGGCCGTAATGAGGGACATGGAGAACCACCAGAGCGGGAGGGTGACAAAGATTGTCCCGCAGGTGGCGAGTCACTGGAGTGGTGGAGACTTTGAGTAATGCCTGTATTCTTTAATGATGGACTAGACGACCCGTTGCAGTACGACCTGTGTGGCAGCTTTGTCGGTGGGCAGGTGAGCAATGTTCGGGCTAACCTGCTCAAGCCCCAGCAGTATTCAGAGTCGAAGAACATGGATATCGACAGGTTTGGTTCCATCATCACTCGCAGGGGGACTGAGATTGTAGGGGCTACGCTAACCAACCCCATACAGGGGATTGGCTACTACGACACCCCCACTTTCGAGAAGCTACTGGCTGTTTCCAATGGGGTTGTCTATGAGTCCACGGGAGGCTCTTGGTCTTCGGTATCAGGGTATTCACCGAATAGCTCTGCAAACGTGGAGATGGCTCAGTTGGTTGATAAGGTTTACTTCACTGACGGCGGAAATAGTAATGTTCACTCACTTAGTACATCCACATTCACTGATGAGGGCAGCGGCGGAACTGGCGACCCGCCGAAGTGTAAGTTCCTAATCAACCATACAAGCAGGCTGTTTGCTGCCAATACCTCAGATTACAATGATGAGGTGATGGCAAGTGACATCCTTGGGGCCGATACGTGGGCAACCGGATTCAAGTTCAGGGTGGGCTACGGTGAGGGCGACCCCATCACTGGCATTACAAGCTGGTACAACCATAACCTGCTCGTATTCAAGGAGCACAGTATTCATGTGATTGACGCCAACCCGAGCGCGGAAACCGCCCTCGCATGGCCTGTTCAACGGATTGACAATACTGTTGGCTGTGTCGCTCATCGAACCATTGCCCAAGCAGGTTCCGACGTATTCTTCCTCGCCCGTGATGGTGTAAGGACAGTTCGCACCATTCTGGCTGGCGCACAGAGTTCCGTATCTGAGCCTATCTCCCCGGCAATAGATGACATTATTGAGAGAATCAACTGGAGTGCTGTTACCACTGCCTGCGCGAAATTCTGGCACAACAGATACGTGCTCGCCGTTCCTGTAGACTCGGCTACCGAGCCGAATTACGTTCTGGTATTCAATACGGTGACAAAGACTTGGTGCGGATTCTGGACAGGCTGGACTCCCAAGGCGTTCACTGTCTCTGCCTTTAATGGATTTCCGAAGCTGGTATTCGGGGATAGCTCAGGCAATGTGATGACATGGCTTGATTATGTTGCTTCGCTGAATGAGGATTCAGCGACATTTCAGGACAATGGTGTTGACATAGAGTCACACATCATCTCCCGTGGGCTTACTTTCAACGACTTCTTTTCACCCAAGCTCGGCAATAACGTCGAGTTTGAGCTGGCTCCATCCGATGCTGGTTGTCACTGCGTTGAGGTGCGCTCCATTGTGGACACTGAAACTGAAACCGTTGTCCACCCAAGCAACATAGACACAAGGCTTGCGGGCGTCACACTTCCGGTTTATCTAGACTTCACTCTCCCGTCAATTGAGCCAGTTATCAGGACATACAACATGATACCTGTCGGAAACTTTAACGAGCTTCAATATAAGGTGAAGTCTGGCAGCGGCAAGCTGCACCTAAGGAGCATAAAGTCTAGCGCATTTATGAATACACTAACCCTTGAGCAGACCACATGAATGAGGGAGAGACTAAGAGATTTGGGGTTCCTGAGGTGGCTGACTTCTGCGCTAGAAACGATACCAGAGGGCTTTGTTGTGGTGGATGGCCGCGTGATTTACTGGAAATACACATCCACTTCTACAACTCAAATAGAAGTGTATTCCTCGTCCACGACGATAGCGAGCTGGTCGGTGTTGGAGTTGGATGGAGATGCAATGAAGACGACTTGGGTAGGCATTGGACGACATGGAGAGATGAAGGGGACTGCTTCTATATCTCAGACCTCATATGTATTAGCCGGGAAGCGATACAAACTCTTGTCGATGGATTGTCAGAGAGATGTCCCGGCTGGAGAAATCTCAAGCTATTTGCCAAGAGAAATGGCAGGATACGGAGGTATGGAGTGAATTTTTTTGAAAGACTTAATGGGAGAAAACAACATGAACGAGCTGTATCTTGAGTGCTTAGGCAAGGCTGAGTCCCTAGTTGCGTCCTACCGCAACAGGTATTGGGCTGCAACGGATGCCGTGTGCGGTGCCAGTTCGCCGCCACCACCTCCTCCACCCGACTACGGCGAGGCGACGAGGGAAGGTATCCTTGCCGATATAGAGTCCCTCCCTGCCCGTAAGGAGATAGAAGCGGCAGCGAAGATGGGGCAAAAGGGAGCCGTTCAGGTTGGCGACCAGTCAATAGACTATGACTTCACGGGCATAGGAGATTTAGACCAACAGGTGACTGAGCTTCAGGCTCGTCGGGAGTCAGCCGACTCTATGGCTACAATGGCCTTGGACATCCAGAAGAGATATGGGGGAGAGTTTCTGGATGAGGCACTCGGTCAGATTGAGAAGTCTGACCCTGTTGGGTTTCAGGTTCGACAAAAGCTGGCAGACAAGACACTTGAGCAGCTTGAGGCTGGCATGACGCTGACTGATGAGGAGCAGAGGTTCGCACAGCAATCATTCCGAAAGGCTTCCGCTGCCCGTGGAGGCCCGATGCTTGGGGATGCTGCTGCTGTTGGTGAGATGTTTCAGGAGTTTGGCATGGGCAGGAACCTGATGAACCAACGCATGAACATGGCTAGGTCGTATGTGGGTATGCCGCAGACAGCTCAGTTTGGTCAGACAGCAGGAGCGCAGCAGGGGGCTGCACCGTTTATGCCGTCAGGATTGCAGATGGGTCTGGGGATTAACCCCAATGCAGCAGCAACATCCGCAGGATTTGCCTCCAATGTCTACGGCACTCAGGGGCAGATATATGGAGCACAGCTTGCCGCCCAGAGTGACCCATTCGGTGCCATACTC